CTCGTCGATTCGAAAGAATGTAATTCTTCCCTCTTCTCTCAATAGGTTCACTTGGAAACACGTCGTTGACCGTCAACCTTTCGCTGACATTACGCTGAGTCAGTGTCGGTCGGTCATGGATGTTTCTGACGGTTGGCGGTATGTCGGCCAGACTGATTTCAAGTATACTGTCACTGAGGGCTACGGCACTCTTGATGAGTATGTCAAGGAAGCTCTCTGGCACCACGACCCGGTTCTCTACGAGTCGCTCAAGGGCTACACGAAGTCACCTCGTCTTGGTCGCGGCCTCTTCCACATCCTGAAGTACTCCGGCGCCGTTGTTTACAAGTCTGATTTATTTGACGAGCGCATGAATACCATTTACGAGCAGAATTTGGAATCTTTGCGGTCGTCGTTCGGTCATGTTTCGACAATTCCTCTCGAGATTGCAGCAACCAAGATCCCTCTTAATACCTCGGCCGGTTACAACTTTCCTGGAAAGAAGAAGGGCGAGGTTCTGGATGCTGCTGTCGAGAACGTCCGTCGAATGATCGATGTTTGGAAATCCGGAGGCAAGGTTGATCAGATTCCGTTCAAGCTTGCGCTTCGAGGTCACTTGTCCCCTGTCGCTGAGAACAAGACTCGCTGTATCTGGGTAGCTCCGATCGAGAATGTTCTTCTTGAGAACATGCTGTTTCGAGGCTTCTATCACCAGATTTTCGCTGGTTTTCATCATCAGCGTCGGTTTATGACGGGAAAAGAAACTATTGTCAGGCTCAACAACTTCCTCCAGTCGGACGAGGAGGATAGTTTTGTCAATACGGACATTTCTGGCTGGGACAACCTTCGTTGCAGATTCGTTTTGAAAGACATCTTTTATCGAGTTTTGAAACCCAACATGTCGTTCGATGAGCCATGGAAATCGTTGGCGTTCGATTACGTAGTCGAATCTTTCATTTTCTCTCGTCTTGTCTTACCAGATGGCTCCTTGTATAAGAAGTTATCTGGTGTGCCAAGTGGTTCCTTTCTTACACTCATTGTCAATTCCCTGGCCGTTTGGAACACTGTTACAGCATCTTTGAAGTATAACGAAGTCGAGTTCAAAGACGAAAGAGTACTCGGAGACGATTTTTGCTACAAGTTGGATCGCATGGACGATGTTGCGTTGTGGGCCTCAGTCGAGCAGGTTTCTGACACGATGTTCGGTTTTTTCGGTCTCGTTATCAAGCCCGAGAAAGTCGTTGCCACGAACAAGCTTAACGACCGCAAGTTCATTGGATACCAGATCCGCGATGGCCGTCTTTTCCGAGAAGACTTTGATCTCTTCTGCGGGATGCTTTATCCTGAATCCCCAGTCCGTAGTCTTGCTGTTTCTTTTACGAGAGTTTTCAGCTTTATGATCATTGGTGGTTTTGGCTCAGAAGCCGTTCTGTCGTTTTACGAGCGTTATCTCGGCGGTTATTATCAAGAACTTTTGAAGTTGGGGGGCGTTCTGTACGACCAAGATGTCATGCGACATGGCAATCTCCGAGTTTTTAAG